CTTCACTGATCTTATCAGTGCTTTGGAAAGTTGTATCATCTAGTAGATCATAATAGGCTGTTTGGCTAACAAACATTATTAGTTCACTAGGCTCTAATCCCCAAACACCTAGGGCACGGCGTGCTTACATAAACTTTAAGAAGGTAAGCTTAGCACCAGCAGCTACTGTAACATTAGGTGTAGCACCGCTTGGTAAACCGCCTGAAGTACCAGGAGCGTCATAGGCAGCAAGACCAGTAATACCGCTAGTTGCATATGGGTCTGTAGCTGCACCAGCATCTTTACCAAATAGCATAGCTTTGTCTAGTGTCTTAGCCATGCGACGTGTAATTGCATCACGGATAATAGGTACTAGCGCAATTAAGCCATCTTCTTCTTCTTCAAAGTTAATGAACTCTTTAGTAGCTAGCTTAGCACTACTGATTTCAATCTCTTTAAGTGCATGTGTACGCTGTGTACCGCTGCTAGTTGAACCACCAAAGTCAGCATTTGCCACCCAAGTTGCGTCTGCACCAGCATCTGGGTTTAGTGGCATTTTCATAAATGGCTGTGGCATGTTAATTTGACGAATTGTACCAGCAACTACTAGCTGACGACGAATTTCGTTTTCCATGTTTGTGCTGATTTCTGTTTCCCAGCGCGCATCTGGCAGGCGAATTGCACCACCAGCACCGCCGCCACTACCAGCAGCACCTGCTGTACCACCACTAGCATACTTTGTAACTAGGCTGTTGTAGTATTTTGTATTATGTAGTTCACGTTTTGTGACCTTGCTAATAAACACTGCGGCTTCTTTTTCTGCATATGTAATGCCATCAGCATCACGCTTATCGTTAAACTGCATACGGCTCTTTTGAACTGCTTCTAGCTCAGCGGCTTTTTCACGTAGTGTAGCTTCTAGGCCTTCTAGTGCACTCTTGTGCGCTTCAGCTTGCTCGTTAAGACGTTTTTCAACGTCAGCTAGTAGGCGCTCTGCACCGGTATCAACTGTTTGCACTGTGGCAACAGCTGCTTTAATTTTTGCTTGTAGTTCAGCTTCTGCTTTGTCAGCTGCAGCTTTATCAGCTAGTGCTTTAGTTTGTGCTTCAATAACAGCTTTGGCAGCTTGCTCTGCAGCTTGTGCAGTAGCTCTAGCTAGCATTTGTTCTAACTCTTTTGGATCCATGTTCCATTTCCTCTCGTTTGCGCTATTTGCTACTGTGTGATCGTCAAGCCCTTTAGCTGATCCATCACTAACTGCAAATTGCTGTTTAAATAACTCAAATTCCTCTGCACTATCAAATGCTTTGGATAGACTAAAAAGTGTGTTTTGATTAGCAGGAATACTAACCACACTAATCTCATGTAATTCTAGGTCTTTAATTAAAAATACTTCTGCTGCGCTATTGTACTCGGCATCCTTGACCCTAAACCCGATACTAAAAGCACTTAGGATACCTTTTTTAATTAGTTTATACACGTTATCTGCAGCATCTGAAATTGTGGCTTTAATCCACAGTCCACGCTCATCTACACGGTGTTCAACCATTCTACCCACAGGCATTTGATGATTGTGATAGGCTAGTATAATAGGATTTTTAAGGTAATCACGCATACCCTTTTCCCATACACTAGTAGGCACTACATCACCTACACGATCAACATCATTTGTGCTAGCATAGCCTTCTATGACTATACTATCAGCTTCTTCCTCTGTGGCAGCTTTAGTGGTAAACCTGGAATTAAAGTATATAACTTTATTTTTAATGTCCATACTGCTCCTTAGCTCCTTGTGGCCTACCGCCCACAGACGGATTGGCTGCTGAACCTGCTATATTTGCAGGCACTCTGATTGTATCCCCACCCTCTACCTTGGGATACCTTAATTCTATGCGTGCTTCATTAGGTGTTATAATGCCACCGTTTACTAAGCTAGCATGATAGCTTGCTATATCTTTTAATTCTGGTTGTAGTGCACTGACATTGCTAGTTACTGCGTCTACATCATAGCCAAAGTATCGTTCTACTGAGCTGATATACAGTCTAACTATGGGCAACACTGTTTCTAGGTAGAATAGTCGCAAGTTAGGAGATATATTAGCGTTATTACCACCTTGCAACAATATAGGCGGAACCCCAACACTGGTCATTATACGCTCGCTGTGTGTGCGAATAGCTACGTCAAAGTCAAGATCACTAAAAGTTTGTTCAGTTAATTTTACTGGCTTTAGTCCGCTGTCTAAGATAATAGGTCGTTTACCACCATTCTTAGGATTATAGCGCTGCTGCCAATATTGCAATGTTTTTTCTTTGGCTGCTTGACTTAGTGTATTTTCACTGGTAAGTACTAGTCCAAACACAGTGCCGTTATCAAAAAATCTTTGCTGAAACTCCTGCATGCTGTAGAGAATATTTATATTTTCCATGCAGCTGGTTAATCGGCTAGCTCCACGGTATATACTATCGCTGCTTAAGTCTTTAAAGTAAAATACTTCGCTATCCTTAAAATCTACGCTACTGCTATAACGATAGCCACGTATATACAGTTTAGGGTCGCTTAATATATCTACGTTGTATGCTGGCAGGTGGTACATAAAAGTACCATCAAAGTGTATAAAAGCATTGCCTTCTAGGATCAAGTCTTTAAAAATTTCGCGACGAAATTCTTGTGCACTTTGATAGGGATTTGGTCTAAAGTTTAACAGTGTGTTTAAGGTTTTTTGGCGAACACCAACACTAACACCATCATGTACTTTGTCTTTTACGTCATAGTCTAAGCTAGCGCAAGCACTAACTACCATGTTTACACTTCTATTTACACTGTCTATATGTTTAAAGGCATTTTGATTTGTTAGTATTTGTGTACTGCTACTAACCTCACCACCTTCATCATAGTGTATTTGCCCTTGAGCTGGATTTAGTTTTTCAACAATCCAACTACGAATTTTTTCTAACGCCATCTAAGCCCCCTGTGAACTCACTAAAGTGGCCGACTAAAGCAGATCCACGAAAACTAGACTCGCCTGATAAATGCTTTTGGCGCTGCAGCTCAATCCAACGACGTTGTTTCTCTACTGAGCTAGGTTGTGGCGACTTGCCATATATGCCATGCAGTTGTACATGATGCCTATTACAGAGAGTAAAGACTAGATCATATATTTCTACATGGTGCTCACTAATAAACCTATCGCGAACTGCTAGAATAGCTTCATCACTGCCAATGTCTATGTTATTTTTACTAGACCACACCTCGAGCAGATGTGTTATACTGTGCAGGTGATGCAACTCTAGTTCTGTTTGACCACTACATATATAGCAGTGACTTTGTTTTGTATAAGCTGACTTAGCTTTATCTCTAATCCACTTTACTGGTATGCGTTTATTTGTATTTACTGCCATGAAATTTCCACAATTTTCATAATTATAGCCTAAAAGCAACTACCACTGCAACCATAAATTTTAGCTACCTATACAGTATAAGTGTAAAGAGCATATCTAACGGCATCAGCCATGTGACTATAACGATTGTGCTTAGGGCGCTCACGTTGTAGCCCCTCGCGATCGTCCCACTGATATTGATCTAGCATAGCCAGTACATGCTGACAACTACTTAGCACACGCAATCTGCCCTGCTGCACTAGTGTTTGTACATAGGCAATGCCGGGCAGTACATCTTTTTTAGCACGAGTAGTTGCTATATCGTAGTTATAGGCAAGATCAGCTGCAAATTGTGCAGCTGCACTATCAATAAATACAGTTTCTATACCCCAGCGTTCAATCATCTTATGAAAATGCTGGCTATGCTCGCCAGTAGTGCGCTCCGATTCAAGATAATCTTCAACACAATAAAAGCAATCGGTATTATAATCATAGACAATGCTTACCCAAGCTGTTTCGTCCTTGTAACCTGGATCAAGTCCAGCTATTGCTTCGCCACGTATATCTGGTAGCGCATCTAGGACATACTCCGGCCTAAAACCCTCGTAGATTTGTCCTAGATAGCTAGTAAAGCTAGCCATATACTCCTGCTCAAACTCTGCTTTGGGCATCGATCTGCGTGCTTCCTCCACGTCCGACTCAGCCATACGTGTATTTTCAGTATAATCTGCTTGTATACTACACCACTCCTTAAACTCTGGATCAAATCCACGACTGTAAAACTTTGAAAACCAGTTGTTACGACCACGCGGTGTACTAATAAATATGGCTTTAGCACCTGGACGGTCTAGTGTAGGACGCAGCTGTACGTTAAATGCTTCTTCACCACGATCCGACAGTGCAGCCTCGTCAAATATTATTAAGTCATAGCTGCGACCAACAGTACTATCAACTGTGCTGATCGAACCCATGCGTATTGTCGATCCATTGCTCAGTTCAATAACTTTATCTTTAAGATTATCTCTGGTAACCTCAAGATCAAAATGCTTGATTAACTTACGCTGCAGCTCAAACGAGATCGAGCTAAGATTATAGTTGGGTGATATAATTAATACATTACTATTAGGTACTAGTGTAACTAGTTGACCTATAATATTTGCTATATAGGTTTTGCCTAATCGACGGGCAAGTGCAGCGCAGATAAATCTGTACTTAGGATCGTTAACACTATTGATCAATGCAACTTGTGGGCGGTTGATTGTTTCATAGATGCCTAATAATCTAAGGTAGTTGTCAATAGGCAGCTTAATAAAACGCTGACTAGCTTCAAACTCCACTATAGACTCACAATCAACATCTGGTCTACTTACAGTTAACATTAAACACCTTCACCACTAATCAATTTGTGTATAAGCTGACCATACTTCGACCCATCACCCTCATTAATTTGCACGTTAACCTGCTTTTGCGGTCCACTACTACCCTGCTTGGCCTTTTCCAGCTGTATTTCACGATCTAACAAGTCCATTGACATTTTATGCGATAAGGCTAACAATTCAGCAATGTCCTTGCTAGAACCCACTCCCGACTCCTCCATTTCCACGAACTTTTGCCGGATAAGTGCGTCCATAGCACGTCGCATAAGAAATCGGTTGTTATATCCAGTATCAAAGAATACGTGATCTATGTAGTTGCGTACTTCTCGACGAGCTAGTGTGGTTGTTACAATTTCAGGGTCAAGGTCTAGGTTACTGGCTACTTGTCTAGCATCCTGCAGTTGAAGATAGCAGTTGGCTATTTCTAGTGCTTCTGGTGAGATCTTAATAGTTTCTGCTGGCAGGTGTGTACTCATCTAGGCCTCACTAGGTTGTCACGAAAAATTTCCCAGCAACTTTGCCAGGTCCAGTGCAAACTACTACTATAAACCAGATCACGATCTAGTTTTAGTGCGCGAACAACAGCCACACTAAGATCACGGTCTAGGTAACCGTTTACCCCACACTCAACTACATCCTGTGGACCCGGTACTGGATATGCTGCTACGGGTGTGCCGCAAGCAATTGCTTCAAGCATAACTATGCCAAAGGTATCCCAACTACTTGGAAACACAAACACATCGGCTTGCTGATAATATTCGGCCAATTCATGTCCCACCTTAAATCCAGTAAAGATAACATCCGGATAATGCTGACGCAGGTAACCAAGTTGTGGGCCATCGCCTACTAGGATCTTCTTAGTATTAGGTATTTGCAATCTGCAAAAATCTTCCAGTGATTTCTCAGCACTAACACGGCTAACACATAACAGTGTTGTTAGTTGTCGGTGCTTTTGGGGCTGTGGATTAAATATCTCTCTGTCAACACCACGTGTCCAGGTGACCACATTGTTAAGTCCATGCTGTTCAAGCTGCTCTTTAACCGTTTGGGTAGTTGTTAAGCAACGACCACTGTGCTTGTGAAACCAGCGAATATAACGCCAGGTTAATTGTGGCGGAATTTTTAGTAATTTATGTAGTCCCTCAGGAAAACGAGTATGATAGCTAGTATTGTAGTTAATACCACGTTTTGTAAGATATGCTCTAGCCCACAAACCAACAGGACCTTCTGTGGCGATGTGATAATAATCTGCAGGTATCGCCTCAAGCGTCTTGGCCATCTTGCGTGGAAGGGCAAGTTTAACTTCCGGGTAGCCAGGACAACTAACATAAGGGAACTGCCGGGGACTAAGATAAACAATATTATAGTCGTCCAAAACAGCACACGATTCCAGGTTTTTGTACGTGGTAACAACACCATTAATTTGGTCCGGTAGATTATCTGTTACGACTAAGATCTTTTTCACAGGTTCCCCTAACAGTAAACCAGGGGAATTTTACCCAGGTTGTCATTGATTGTAGTGCTAGTTCGCACTGTTGTTGTGTTTGAAATTGTAGTTGAATACGACCTGGTATGTCTTGGGGATCGTATATGTTAAGTACTATAAGTAGTAGTATCCACATCTTGTGTTGGCTGTTGAGGTTTAGGGTCTTGTATGGTATGCCACTCTACTATGGCAAATGTTCCACTATAGTCTTCTACTAATGCTGTGCAGCTTTCTACCCAGTCGCCATCATTCATGTATATAATATCACCAATCAATTTAATTTCAGGCTTGTGTATATGTCCACAAATAACACCGTCAAAGTGTCGTTTTTGGCAGTAGTTGGCTAGTGTTTGCTCAAACTTAAACATAAAGTCCATCGCGCGTTTCACGCGCTGTTTTAGGAACTTTGAAAAGCTCCAGTAGCCAAATCCTAGTCGATGACGCCACCAGTTATATTTTGTGTTTAGCTCTAGGAGTACATCGTATGCTTTATCACCCAACCATGCTAGCCAAGGTGCTATACGTGTAATGCCATCAAATAGGTCGCCGTGTATGAGTAGGTATCGTCTGCCGTCTAAGCCTACATGAACCCACTGATTGGCTATTTTTACTCTACCAAAAGTAAGATCGTAGGGTATTAGTGGACGTAAAAATTCGTCGTGGTTGCCAGCAATCCAGATAACTTCTGTACCACGTTTAGCATGTTTGAGTATCTGTCGCACTACTTCTGTATGCGATTGTCGCCAGCACCACTTATTTTGTTGAGCTTTCCATGCGTCTACAATGTCTCCTAGGAGGTAGATTGTTTCTGCCGTATTACACTTTAGGAAGTTAGTAAGTAATTCAGCTTTGCAGCCACGGCTACCAAGATGAACATCGGAGATAAAAATGGTTTTGTAGTCCATGTGTGTGCTCTCCTATTTTGTTAGTTTGATTATATCACAAGGGCTTGTGTTTTTCAAGCTTAGGTTTTGGCACCTTTGGTGTTTGAAAAAATTTTTTGAAGTTACGCGTGTGGGTGGGCCCCACCGCTATACTACCTATAACAGTCTAGTAACCGCCCTGTCTAAATTCTATAATCTATTACAATTTCTGTTATAATTCTAATAAAATTATCTACCACCTATCAGCCGACGAACGGTAGGCCAATTGTCGCTACAACGACAATGTTTCAGTAAAATCGGCCTATAATGAAAGCTCGATAAACAAACAGGAGTAGCTGAAATGGCTCAAGCCAAAGCCCCTAATTATAGCCCTGAGCAGACCGCTCAGATTGTGGAACAATACCAAGCCGGTGTTACGGTCGAGCAGATTGCCCAGACTATGGGCAGGACTGTTCGCTCAATTGTAGCGAAGCTCAGCCGTGAAAAGGTTTATATCGCTAAAGAATATAAAACCAAAACGGGCGAGACTCCCGTTAAAAAAGATGTAACGGCTGATTTCATCGGTGCTGCTCTCAAGCTCTCAGAGAACGATATAGAATCGTTAACGAAAGCTAACAAGAGCGCACTGCGTGCAATTGAGGCTTTTATCCGTAACTCTGCCAACTAGGGTATAGGGGCGCAAGCCCCTATATAAACACTATGAAAAATGTAGCACTTGCCACTGATCCAAAGATTATAGCATTTAGCCGTCGTGCTGAGATTGCCGTTGAAGAACCGTTACAGTTTTTTATTGTGCCTACCGACTACAAGGGTTTTATGTGGCTTATAAAAAATAGAATCCTTGGGCGCAAGCTCACTGGGCCTAGCTATAATAAGCATTACAATACACTTACTGGATCGATGCAAGAATGAGAACACTTACCTTAGCCTTGTGGCTGTATGTTATGTTTATGATAACATTCCTTGCACGCTACTGTTTCACGTGAAACAGTAGCTCATACAAAAAATATACCGCTATAACTTTTATAGCGATGGCGCCAAATTATAGCATATAATTTGCAGCCGTGTCAAGCCCTGCCACCGCCGTTTGTCGGGCGTAGACTGCCGTTGGTCGGCTGATGTATGGCAGGCTGTAGAGGTGTGGGCGGTAGGCTAAATTAGCACTTGCGCTTGCACTGCTAGCTGATGCGTGTATAATAGATTCTGTTGTAGGGCATGACTCTAGGCGGCTAGCAACCCCGCCTACCCTCGGATAGGGCCGATAGGGCAAGGGCAGACAAGTTAAACCTTACAACATTCTAGACTTTATAAGGATATAGGTTATGAAAAGGATAGCAATCTATGACATGGACGGCACAATTGTTTGCTCACTGCATAGGTATCGTACCATTGTTAATAACGGTATTGAGCGGATTGATCTCGATTACTGGCGTGCTAACGAATATCGCGCACTTGATGACTCACTGCTACCATTGGCAGAACAATATAAAAACGATCTCGATGATCCCTACTGTATTGTTGTTATTGCTACTGCCCGCATTTTGCGTAATGCTGATCGTGCATTTATTCATAGCAAATTAGGTACACCAGATCATATAGTTAGCCGTGATGAAAATGATAACCGTTCTGGTGCTACTCTCAAGATCGAAGGGTTATCGAGAATTTTCAAATTGTATAGCACACTTCATTATAGTTTTGATGACGCTGTATTTTATGAGGATAATGTAGCATATCTTAAAGCGGTATGCGATTACTTCAATATTCGTGGTGTTTACATTCCAAGCAAACAAGGACATTGATATGGAAAATGTAGCAACTATTCGCGATAAGTTTGTTGATCTTTATTATAACATTTATGGCTTTTACCCTAGTTTTGGTAGCTATAATGATTGGAACGATCTAGGGTGGCTAAATCGCATGTACGATAGCCTTTATGCGGAATATAACAGTTTACCAGAGGAATTAGCATGAGCGAGCAATATTGGAAAGATTTAGCTGGGCGTTCTACTTTTTGGCACAAACTTGCGTGTCGCATGTTGTTAGAAAATGCAGAACGATATTTACAATATTCTAGAAACGATATAGATCGCGGCCACTTGGTAGGCGCGGAACTGTATCAAAAAATGGCACAGCGTAATCTTGCAATATGGGATAGCTTGCACAAAGTTTA